GGGGCATCGGCGGGGCGGGTGTGCGGTGCGGTCAGCAGCCGGCGCGTTGCCCGGGCCTTCTGCCTGACCCCCACCCCCCCGTCGAGGCGGGGGCGGGGGCGGCAGCGCCTCTGGCGGCGCCAGCATGTCGGGCGGCGGCGCGGCCAATGCCAGCCGGGGCGGCGGTGGCGGCAGCTACGGGCCTGGCGCTGCGGGCGGGTCGGCAGCTTCGGCCAACACGGGCGGCGGGGGCGGGGGCGGGGCCATCAACACGGCCGGCAACGCCGGCGGCTCGGGCTATCTGATGATCACGTGGGTGGGGTGACGAGATGAGCAAGACGAGGACTCTGGCGAATGCGCCCAACGACGGCCAGCTGGCGCAGACGGGCGAGATCAAGATGTGGCCGACCAACACGCCGCCCACGGGCTACCTGATGTGCGACGGCAGCCAGGTCAGCCGCAGCACCTACGCGGCGCTGTTCGCGCTGATCGGCACCACGTTCGGCGTGGGCGACGGCAGCACCACCTTCAACCTGCCCAACTACCTGAACAGGTTCGCGGTGGGCGCCGGGTCGTCCTACGCGCTGGCCGCCACCGGCGGCAGCAAGGACGCGACGCTGGTGTCGCACTCGCATACGTTCAGCGCGACGACCGGAACGGAAAGCGCGGGCCACACGCACAGTGGGACGACCAGCACCAACGGAAACCATCAACACTCAATCGAGAGGTATGCCTCCAATGGGGCCGGTCCAAATGTACTGATCGGTCAATCCTTGTACGACAACCAAGGCTACACCGGTTCTGCCGGCGACCACACCCACACCTTCACCACCGGCGGCGTCAGCGCCAACCACACGCACAGCGTGTCGGGCAGCACGAGCACGCAGGGCTCATCGGCCACCGACGCCAACCTGCCGCCCTACCTGGCCATCCACTTCATCATCAAGACCTGATTCGGGGCTTTCACATGACCGAGATCGACCCACGCGAATTCGGCCGCCTTGAGGCCGAGGTGCATTCGCTGCGCAGCCAGGTGACCGCGCTGCAGGACGACGTGCGGCAGCTGCTGGCGCTGGCCAACCGCAGCAAGGGCGGCCTGTGGGCCGGCATGACCTTCGCCAGCCTCTTCGGCGGCATCGTGTCGTGGTTCGCCACGCATTGGGGGAAGTGACATGCTCGACCTGATCGGCGGGGGTGTGCTGGGCAGCCTGCTGGGCGGCCTGTTCCGGCTGGCGCCCGAGGTGCTGAAGTGGCTGGACAAGAAGCACGAGCGCGGTCACGAGCTGGCCATGTTCGACCGGCAGTGCCAGCTCGAGGCGCAGCGCGGCGCCCAGCGCCTGCAGGAGATCGGCGCGCAGCGCGAGGCGGCGATCGACGCCGGCGCGATGGAAGCGCTGCAGGCGGCTATCAAGCAGCAGACCGAGATGACCAAGGCCGCCCGCGGCTGGGTGGCCAGCCTGTCGGCCAGCGTGCGGCCGGTGGTGACCTACTGGATTCTGGGCATCTGGTCCTTCGTCCACGTCTGGTTCGCCTGGCAGTCCTGGCTGGCCGGCATGCCGCCGGCCGAGGTGTTCAAGCTGGCTATGTCGGCCGACTTCGCCGCGCTGGTGGCGGGCACGCTGAACTACTGGTTCCTGGACCGCACGCTGCAGCGGCGGGGGCTGGCGTGAACCTGGACGTGGCGGCCGAGCTGTGCCGCCGGTTCGAAGGCTTCCGGTCGCGGCCCTACCTGTGCCCGGCCGGCGTGGCCACGATCGGCTTCGGCTCGACCCGGTACGCTGACGGCCGGGCGGTGGCGCTGACCGACCCGCCCATCAGCCAGGATGCCGCCGAGCGCCTGCTGCAGCTGACGCTGCGCCAGGAGTTCCTGCCTGGCGTGCTGCGCGCCTGCCCGGTGCTGGTGGCGCACCCGGCGCGCTGCAACGCGATCGTCGACTGGGCCTACAACCTGGGCGTGGGGCGCCTGCAGACGAGCACGCTGCGGCGCGTCGTCAACGCCCAGGACTGGACCGGCGCGCGCGAGCAGCTGATGCGCTGGACCCGCGCCAGCGGCCGGGTGCTGCCCGGCCTGGTGCGCCGCCGAGAGGCTGAGGCCGCGCTGCTATGACGCACTGGGCTGCCGCCATGCTGCTGGCCTCGAGCCTGGCGCAGGCGGGCCCGGTGGCCGAGCTCGTGGACGGCGACCTGCGCGTCGAGTTGCACGCCGACGCCGGCCCGTGCCAGCATGGCGCCCTGTGGGCCGTGCTCTACAAGGGCCTGTACCGCGTCAGCGGCTGCTGGCGCCTGACCGGCGCCCAGGTCTTCATCGCCTGGCTGGACGGCAGCGCCGCCACCGCCCCGGCGGCGGCCTTCAGCGAGCCGAAACCCAGGCTCTAGGCCTGTGCCATTTTTGTGCCGCAAAGTGCCGGCACAGGATCGCAAAACCTCATCGGTGAGATGAGGCATCGCTGAGAGAATCTCAATGTGTTGTGATTGTGATTCTGGTGATACATTGCGATAACCTCATGATTTTATTGAGGTTTTCTGATGTATGATCTTTTTTGTGCCGTAAACGTGCCATTTGGCGGGTGAGGCGGCTTCAGCGGTGGTCGTAGCTCAGTTGGTAGAGCTCTGGATTGTGATTCCAGCGGTCGTGGGTTCGAGCCCCATCGACCACCCCATCAGCGCTCGGTGCGCGTGTGCGCGGCGGCCTGGTTGAGCGCCCAGCGGGCCTGCATGCAGTCCAGGCCGTCAGGCTGGCGCGACAGGCGCTGCAGCTTGAAGCGCAGGCAGCGGTCCTTGAACTGAACCTCGGCCCACTCGTCGTTGGCCCAGACAACCGTGCCCGCCTCGCCGTGCATCCAGCCGCGGCGGCCGTCGTGCAGGACGTAGACGGTCGAGCCCGGCACTGCGGCCTGGTCCATGGCGTCCTCGTGCGCCTCGCGGCGCTTCGTCGCCTCGGCCTGGGCGTCGGAGATCACCTTCTTGGCATCAATCACAGCGAGACCCTTTCTGCGGCGGCTGCCAGATGCTCTGGCGACAGGTGAGCGTAGCGCTGCACCATCTGCGGGGAGTGCCAGCCGCCCAGCTCCTGCAGCACGCTGAGCGGCGTGCCCGCCTGGGCGTGCCAGCTGGCCCAGGTGTGGCGAAGGTCGTGGAAGCGGCACCAGGGCACGCCGGCGCGCTTGGCGGCGGCTTTCCATGTGTTGGCCCAGACGCGGGTCAGGCCTGGCCAGACGCGGCCGGTGCGCTGGCCATCAGGCCCGGGCGGGATCGCGGACAGCAGCTCGCGCGCCCGGCTGTTGAGCGGCACTACGATGCGCTCGCCGGCCTTGGCCTCGTCGGCGTGGACGATCGCGACGCCGCGCTCGAGGTTGACGTTTTCCCAGGACAGCTCGAACACGTTCGATCTTCTCAACCCGGTGAGCAAAGCGAAACGGACAGGAATCCGGTACTTGTGAGGTAGGTTTTCGATCAGCAGCTCGGCCTGGTCGCGTGTCAGAAACGCGACGCGGCGCTTGGGCTCGGCCTCGGTGCGCAGCACGGGCGCGCGGTCCAGCCAGTCCCACTCGCGCTCGGCCGCGCGCAGCACGCTGCGCATGAAGGCCCGGTAGCGGTTGCGGGTGGCCGGCTTGACCGACTCTGGCAGCAGCGCCTCGATGTCGTCGCGGGTGATGGTGGACAGCTGGCGGTGGCCCAGCTTGGGCAGAAAGTAGGCCGCCTTGTCGCGGTCTTCCTGGATCGACTTCTTGTGCGCCTTCTCGCGCATCCAGCGATCGCAGGCCTCGCGGAAGGTCTTCTTGGGCTTGGCCTTGAGCATGCGCCCGGCCCAGAGCTCGGCGCGCCGGGTGTCGTGCAGGCGCTCGGCCTCCTTCTTGTCTGCCGTCTTCAGCGACTCCCGGATGCGCACGCCGTTGATCTGGACGTCGATCCAGTAGGTGTCGCCGCGGAGCTTGATGGCCATGGTGGGTTCCTTTCGTTCAGGTTCGGGTTGGGGGTGACACGGGCCTGCCGCGGGGCAGGCCGCTGCCACCGGCAGCGAAAGGCTTAGCGGCGGTCTACGACCGTGTTGCCAGTGCGCAGAACCTGGCAAGCAGTCAGCGCCACGTTGCTGCTGCGGGTTGTGTTCCAGCCCTGGCGGGCGCTACCGCGAACACCACGGTCACACCAAAACTGGACGACCGAAGCGTCTGCGTTGGTGCGATAGCGCTGAACCTCGATCGGGCCGATGACTTGGTACTCGATCCAGGTGGTTTCCATGTTGCTGCTCCAGTTGCGTGTTGCGATGATGAGATTCTCGCAACATGGAGCCAGCACGTCAACAGATTTTTAAGGCACAAACTAGGTACTTTCCCTCATCCCCCACACCGCCAGCAGCGCCGCCTCAGCGCGGCCGTCGTCGCGGGCGCGGCGGAACTCCCCAGCCTGCTGGGGCCAGCGGCGGGCAGCCTCGGCGCGGGCGGCGTCCTTGCCGGTGTTCAGCTTCAAGGCGCGCTTCCAGGTGGCTGGGGTGACGGTGCGCACCGGGATGTACAGGCCCGCCAGCACGCCCAGCACCATGCCGTAGGCCTGGCCAAAGGCGAACATGCTGCTGACGCCCTGGCCGGGCATGGCGCCCACCTGCTCGACCACCGCGGTGGTGCCGTGGACGTTGTACAGGCGCAGCTCGGCGGCCAGCATCTCGGGGCTGACGCGGCGCTTGGCCTTGCCGCCCACTGTCACCTCCACCGCGGGCATGTCGAAGACCTGCACCAGGCTGCCGTCGGGCTCGAGGATGGCCACGGCGCCGCCGGCGCCGGGGTCGATGCCGATGATGAAGCTCATGCGTTGCGCTCCTTCAGCACGGCCTCGATGGCGCGGATCACCGAATGAATCTCCGGGGTCCAGCGATCCAGCTCCTCCTGCGTCAGCGACTGCCACTCGCGGCGGGGCGGGTTGCTCTTGATCTTCCGCAGCAAGGACACTCGCTCCATGTCCCAGCCCTTCTGCCGCTCAGCCATCGTGCGGTTTGCAATGCCGTCGCACTGCGCGGCATGTCTCAGTTGGACCTCGATCATCCCGTCGATCAGTTGAAGCTCTCGATCTGTCCACGCCACCGGCTCCTGCTTCGTCACCAGCCCGCACACGCGGCACTTGATGGCGGCGTACAACGGGTGTCTGCAGTGGTCGCAGCCTTTGACTTCCTGCTCCGGCTGTTCCAGCGCGGCGCGGAGGGCGGCGCGTGCTGCGTGCTCAAACTCATAGCTGCGATGCGTGTCGTCTAGCCCGCATTGCTCCAACGCCTTCAGCGCCTGCTGGGCGGCTTTCTTCAGATCAGTCATCTTTCACTCCCTGCAGTTTTTGCAACAGTTGCGCAGCGGTCTGCTCGCTGGCTTCCACCTTTTCTTTCCATGCCAAGACGTCTTGGCACTCCTTG